CTCTGGAAGAAGCACCAACAAGAAGATCGTGCTCTTGAATAGAAGCTGAAACGTTAGCTGTTGTATTGATAACAGTGTATAAGTCTATATCAAAAAGATATAGCATATTACCTAGAGCACCATTGACAATACCACCGTTAGTTAAATCATTACTAATTTGTGCAGTACGAGCAAAACCAATAATGTTACCATCAGGATTATTATTTCTAGCAGCAGGATTCCAATCATCACGGAGTTCCAACATCTGATAGTTCCATGACAAACCAGGACCAGTTACGTTTGGCCAACCCCAAATGTTTGTGACAAGAACTGACTGTGCAAGTTCAAAAGGAATAGTTGTGTTCTGAATAGCACGGGTATCTCTTGCCTTAGGAACATCAACATATGTTGGAGCAAGGTTTTCAATACGATAACCTTTAACGTATGCTTTACCTGGTGAAACTTCACAGGCATAAAATTCATCAGATGCAACTTGACCAGCAGGGGATTCTTCTCCTGAAGGATATACACCGTTATTAAATCCATCATCTAAATGCTCTCTGATAGTCATATCAAAACTATCTACAGCATAGTCACCAGACTCTTCAAAAGTTCTAAGTGCTAATGATCTTTCAAGTTCAGAGTATTCAGTTCTCTCTACGAACTGTTGAACTCTAGAATTTCTAAGTCTTAAAAGTTCAACAAAGTTTTTATCAGAATCATCATCAATCGCTTTCTTTACCAGCGTAGTTCTGATCCTAAATCTGTGTGCACCAGGAGCCGAGTAGTTACTAGTACCAGCAGCATTATCGTTAAGGGAAGGATCATCTTCCGAAGTAATAATAGATTCACTGACCGAAAGTCCTACTCTGTAGGATGGAGTATTTGTATATTGATCAAGAATGATATAAGAAGACGGAACGTCAACAAAATATCCACGAATAAAGTAAACACCTTCATTGATATATGCAGAAGATGCAATTGCAGTTGCTTCGTTAGGAAGCATCTGTCCAAAGGGAGAACCTTCCTCAATCAGAGTGGTTCCGAAGGTAATGTCAGCATCAGCAAGTAACTGCTCATTATCCTTAAATGTTTTAACAGCTGTCTCTGAGGTAGAGTCAGCAGAGTCAATGTACTTAACGTAAAGAGTGATGTAGCCGCGTTCAGACTCTACGGAAGAAATTGAATATAATACTTTTGCCTTAATACCTGTAGTAACACCTGTAATAGTCTTACCATTTAATTGAGTTCTATACAGCTCAACATCAGCACCTAAGAAGTTTTGCTGTAACAGGATTGCCTGAACATCAAGGTCATAACCAATCTGACCAGGAATAACCATCGCACCTTCTTTGAAGAAGTGCTGTCCCATGTTTTCCACCTGATTTTGCATGATGGATTGCATGGTGGTAAGTTCCCTTGCCTGAATTGGGAATCCAGGTCGGAACAGTACCTTATAAAAATTTTTATCCTTGTCAAAGTCGTCGTAATACGGCGTGACGTTAAGGTTGGTATTCTGCGGCATTTTGAGGTACTAACTTATTAGAATTCAATAACAATTTTGATGTCTTCAATCTGGTCGTTTGCACGACTAATTGTCCTTCTGTTATCTATGTAGATAACATTACCACTGTTTGACTCAATTTCTGGTTTGGCATAACCAGAGGTAAATCTCATACCGAGGTCATATTCAGTGTTGTTAATGACACGAGAAGACGTATTAGGAACTGCTGGAAAGTTCACGTCAGGGTCACCAGAGGCACCAGATGATGCACCTTGAATAGCATTAGAACCATCAAACTCATTAAGTGAACCTGTAACGGCTGGAAAGATACCATCAACTCTGTTCTGATAATATTTAAGAACTTTAGTTGTAGTATTCCATGAAACAACCTTACCAGTTGCAGTAACTGATTGACCACCAACGATACGAGTCTGAGTGACTGTTTCGTCAGGGATAAAGTTACCTTGGAAAGTTGTTGGGAAAATAACTGCTTTAGAAGCAGATAAAGTCAAGTCTGAAAGAAGTTCGGTAGTACCGTACTTCTTAGGGTTAGTTGTTAACCCGATACGACGGTAGTCGTTGTCAACTGGGAAGTCGCCTGCACCTTCATCGTAGGATAGTTTGGCGTTAATCATGACGCGATATGCACCCATCTCAACCACGGGGTCTTTTCCATGACCACCTGGAGGAGGGATGATAACGTCAATTTGTCCACCTGTACCAGTACCGATACCAGAGATTGCATCAACGGTAACTTTACCGAAGGAATAACCAGTACCACCAGAGGTTACAGTAGCAGATATAACGCGACCCCCATCAACCACAATAGATACACGCCCACCAGTACCATCTCCATTGATAGAAACATTATCATATGTACCATTGTTATAACCAGATCCAGATGAGGTAATGATAACAGTATCAATCTCACCTGCTACAGCGTTTGATGTAATTGAAGCATCACTGAATACAGGCATGTAATCAGCAGAGAAAAACTTCAAAACCTGTGCAACAGGGATAGTATAGACATACTTCCAGCGATACCCATCAGCAGTGGTAATAATGGATGTACTTGTGCCAGTGGGCTCAATAGTGGAAGGCTTACCATTAGGGTCACTAGGAGAAGTACCGTTATAAATGCACTTATAGACCTGATAGTTAGAGTTGACGACATAAAAGTCTGAATCATAGAGCTTAGTCGCACCAGAGGACGCAGTATTCGTCGGAGAATAATCATGGCGATACATGTCGTATGTAAAACCGAGTCCACCAGTGGTTTGCTCGGGAGGAATCCAGTCAATACGACGCACAACTTGAATCGTGTCGGCAGCAAGAACACGCTTCAATGACATCATATCATCGTAAGCATCAGAGAACTCATCAAATGAGTCAACTGCTTGCGGCGGTGAGTTTTCATTATCCCACTCCTGTGGGCGACCAATAAAGATGTATAGACGATCTCTGTCGTCACCCGCAACAGTATCTGACGCAAGAGGGTCGGGACCTTCTAACGACTTGATAAATTTCTGTGCGGTAAAGATTCTGAACTGGTCAGTTAATAGAGCTGCCATTGCCTAATGTAGTTCCTCCTTATTATTTATCGTAGTTTCTAAACCTTATTCATTCCGAGCAAGGGTATCATATTCAATACTTGAAATTCTCCATGATGCGCCACCTGCTCCATTGAGTTTTTCACCACCCAATATTACCTCTGCAACTGCACCAGAACCAGTGGTATCTCCACCAGCATTAGTGAATGTAACAGTAGGATGTAATACACCTGCAGTTACCACTTTTTCATATCCATAACCACCGTTAGTTACAGTGATAGACTCAACTTGGTCACCATCTCCTGTCATGGATACAGTACCAGTTGCCTGAAGTTCACCACTATTTTCAACCGTGATAGTTGGTGTCAGTGTATAATCAAGACCAGGATTCAATACACGGATCTGAGTAATCGTTGATCTTTCTGAGAATTGATAGAAATAACCATTGATGCCAAGGTTTACATTATTAGTAAAATATGGAACTGGGTTAATTACTGTCAATGTCCTAGTTCCAAGATCCCATGCTTCCACAGTTGCTTGAATAGAAGAACTCTGACCCGTTACCGTCTCACCAACAATGAAGTTGATACTATTATTATCCGTATCATCAAAAGTAATTTTTATTCTTGAGGTATGTTCAATACCATCTCCAAGACCACCTGCAGATTCAATAGTTGCATATTTGAATGGAATTGATGCATCTTTTACTTGATCACCGAGTGAGAATAACGTGGTGTTAGTACCACCCTGAGTCTCTTCAATACCATATAATGAATTATATATACCACCATCTAGATTAATTTGATCTTCATACTCAGTTCCAGTGTTTACAAGATCAGGAATTCCATCACCAAGACCAGCGAGTTCATCGTCATCTTGGAACTTCTTATCAGTCAATATCAACTGATAGACTACAATATTGTCACCGATAGAATCTTCAATAACATGTGGTAATTGATTTAGACCAGTAGAAGCAGGAGTACCACCATCAAAAGCAACTGTCCTATCTGAAGTAGAAGGTATACCACCATCAATGAAAGCAAGTTCGTCAACTTCAAAGATGACAAATAATTCTCTAGTATTTGGATTCCAATCGTATACTTTTGCAATTTTGTTAGAAGCATTATCTACTCTACGAACAACTCTATCACCAACATTAAATTCATATGTAGATACACCATCAACGTTTTGAATACCATCAACAATAATTCTTTGGTCATATCTAAAGTTAGTACCACGAGTACATCCTAAAAACTTTTTAGCATTTTTACTGGTATATTCAATAATCTCTCTACCAAGAATAAATGTACCAGAACCAGGAAATGCATCAGTAGATTGAACAACCACTTCTGTGGCATTAGTATTCAATGATTGTTGGAGACCTGTAATATAGAAAGAGAATGCATTAAAAGACTGTCTTGTTCTAACTTTCCTTTTTACATTTACTAACTTAGTAAAGATAATATTGGGAGGAGATGTATATCCACGACCAGGATCAACAACATCAATACCTACAATTTGACCTTGATCAATTCTTGCAGTTGCTCTACCTCCAACACCTCCACCTCCAGTAATTAAAACGAAAGGAGGTTCTTGATAGAATCTACCTGGATTAGCAACATTAATGCTGGTAATAATACCAGACAAGTCAATATTAGCAACACCTTCGGCACCTTGTCCACCACACCTTGGAAAAATAGTGAGGGAGGGTTGATATAAGATCTACCAGGATTCGTGAGAGAAAGACCACTAATAGACTGAGTGACAGGAACAGCAGCAGCACCAGTCCCCTCACCACCAAGAATATCTGCTCTAGCTGTTCCAAAATAACCATCACCACCAGAGATCATTTTTACATATTGAACTTGACCAGGATTATCCTCATCAAGAATAACTTCTGCCCTAGCACCCTGAGGAACCTCAATATTAGGATCAGGTGCATCTTCACCATATCTAACTACATCACTGTAATATTCATTACCAACTGAGTATGGATATTCTGGTTCTAAAGAAGCATCAATAGTAAGGAAGTATGCATAAGTTCCGTTTGGATATTCTGGAGTTACACAATATCTACCATTGTATTCATCCAAGTCTCCTAAAGTAGGATCGTGAATAAAGTCTTCAATAAAAGTACCTGCAGTAAATCCAAGGTTATTGGATTTATTACCCATCAAAGCATGATATCTACAGAAATATGAGAAGTTTGCTGGAGCAATATCAGGAACTACAATACGAAGAGCTCTTGTAGTTGCATTTGCAAATCCTGCAATATAATCGTTGTAAGATACTGATGTCCCATCTAAAAGATAAGTAACTCCTTTTTGATAGAGAACATCTGGATCATATAAAGTTTGTCCTGCAGCATGCCATGCTTGACCGTTTGCATCTCCTACGACTGTACTCAATGCTAAAGGATGGTTGGCATTAGTAGCATCATCCTGATTGAACGTTACAGTATCACCACGATTTAAGAGCAGAACTGGCGCAGTTTCACTAGTAAAACCACCACCATCAAAGATGTACTTGTTAATACCGCCCACATTAGCAACGGTAATAGTGTAAGTGACAGAGGCAGGTGTGTTGATTGCAGCACGATTTCCATCAATTTCTACACCTGTTTTGAGACGATATCCAGTTTCAATCCTTTTGATAGCTGATTGATCATTGAGAGCTGAGGTATATCCATAAGAGCCATAGATGGGATAACCATCATATGATACTCCAAGTATCTTACTATGTCCATTAGTATGGCGAGATTTATCACCACCAAAATTACTAGAACTATAGTAATTCTTTATTGAAAAGAGACCATTAGTTGCAGCAAAAGAATTAATAAACTTTGCATCTTGGTAGTGATATAAATGGATATCATTGGGGAATCCATGATATACATCGTGGTCGTAAATATTTGTATGTACACTATTGAAACTAAATCCGACTGGTGGAGTTCCTTTAGAACCTGCGTCGGGTGAAAATAATGGAGTTCCGTTTGCTAGTAATCCAACTTGCTCACTTCTTCTGTCATCATGATTCAAAACGGGTATATCTTTACCACCACGATATACTATTTCATGATTATAATCTTGTGCGAAAATTCTATTATTATTAAATGCACTAGGAAATGTACCTGTCAGTGCAGGGTCAGGAATATTATTTGTTTTTAATGTCAGGTGATCTCCTAGAAATGCACCTGTTGTCATAGAAACAGCAACACTAGTCAGAATACTTCTGATATCAAAAGTGTTTACTCTTTGATTATCATCCTGTTGTGCAGAAATTACAACTCTTAAAGGGTCATATCCTTTACCAGGATTCAAAACCCTAACATGAGTAATCCTACCACTTTCAATGATAGGATATAATAATGCTTCTATCTCAGGAGTTCCACAATTATCAACCTCAAGTTTAGGCGGATCTGTTGGATCATATCCAGACCCTCCATTTTTGACAATAACACTTGATACACCGAACTCTTTATTAAAGAGCGGCTCAATTAAAGCACCAGATCCAGTTACTGTTCTTGTCATTTATTATGAGACGATTACTATTTGATTGCCCATAGCACCATGTACGGTGCATTGGTAGTACAGAGTTGCGGGAGCGTCCATGGGGACAACAAATGTGACTAAACCTGCACCATCATTAGTCACACCCGATGTGTATGCTGCTCCGCCAGATGACTGACGAATTTCAAATGGGTGAACTGTATATCCACCGCTATTATCAAATTTATAAGTATGTCCTCTATGCAAATACAATGGAGGATCATTCGTAGCACCGCTGAAACCAGGACCAGTGAATGTATAATGAGATTGACCATTATTACCAATCGTCCATTGAATCAAAGGAGATGAAATGGGAACCCAATTATTACCATCATAGTAAAGTTGATCTCCTTCATCGGGAGAACCTGAGAAAGAGAAACCTCCACCACCAGCATAGTTAATAGTCAATGTATCACCACTGATTGAAGTGGTAATATCAGTACCACCTGTTACCGTCAGAGTATCAGTGGCACCTAGTGCTGTAGTAGAACCAGTGTCTGCGTTAAATGTGGCGAAAATATTTCCTCCACCAGCACCACCGCCAGTACCAGGTTCAAATCTACCGTTAACAGCATTCCAAGTTGGAACTTGACCGTCTGTATATGTTGTGTCTTGAACGTTTGATAAGTCTTGTAATCTACCTGTTGCAGTATCAATTAACTGCACCCAAGCACTACCATTTGCAAAATATGATTTACTTACATCATCTACAAACGCAAACATACCTTCGTAGTTAGATGCTGAAGGTAAATTGGCAGCTGTAGCATAAGGTGCTCTCCATTTTAGAAATCCATCAGCACCATCAATAATAGTATCTGTACTATTAGAACTATTTCTTAAAACAATATCTCCAGTACCATCTGACTGAATCAGAACATTACCATTATTAGCAGATACAATGTTATATCCGTTAACATTTAAGTTTTGTTCTAAAATATTTTTATTACTTGGAATATCAGGAACAAAGGCAGATCCATTCCATGTCAATGCCTCACCAACACTAGGAGAAGCAGTGTTGATTAAAATACCCGTAGCACCAGCCGTTCCACCGAGAGAATCGTACAACTCGGAGAAGTTCGCGTTAATTTTAGTACCACCTGCTCGGAGGGAATCTCCCGTTCCGTCATTGGCGGCATTACCAAGTTGCAGAATTTCTTTTGCCATTAGACCAAGGTTTTTAGTTATTTATTAGGGATTAACCAGCAGCAATTCCATCAGATTCAATATACTGCCTGATTAGTGCTTCATGACCAGCGTTAATATCATGACCAGTGTTGCTCTTAAGATGAACAACAGTATTATTCAAGTATTTGTATAGGTAGATATTCGGCCAATCTCCACCATAAGATTGTCCTTGTGCATCTCCTAATTGATCTCCTGAATATCCTTGTGCCGCGGCCAAAAGATAGGCCGAGAATTGTGCATCAAGGAATTGAGTATTAGGTACGCCTCCTATACCTCCAGTATAAGGAATAACAGTATCATTGGTGTTAGCAATGGTCATTATTCTTCTTCCTGTTGGAGGAGTAAATGCTCTGGTATAACCATAGTTAGCATTAGCACTACCAGTATTTTCATGACTAATAGGTTGATACCAAGATCCATCTCTCCACTGGTTAACATGAGGAGATGATACAACAGCAACAACTGTGTTCAAACCAGTATCTCCCAACTCTAAGAATGCTCTAATTGCTAATGCAGCACCATTAGATACACCTATAATTCTAAATCTGTCAGGTGCAACATTACTGTATTCTCTGAGATTTCTAATTAATTGAGTCAGATACTGAAGGTCAGGTGCTTTACTTTCATCTACAATATTCCATTTATTGAGATATCCAGTAGGTGATACCAGAATTTCGCCAGGTAGAACACTACGCCATCTATTTAATGTAAGTGCCCCGTTTCCACCAGAACCATGTAACAAGATAGTTACTGGCAATCTATCGGGAAGAGGAGGAGATCCTTCAGGTGGAGTGGCTGGTAA